TCTCTATCAGGCATCTTGCATGAATTTGGTATATGACACTATCTGTCAGGCCAATAAATCAAGCGTGACGGTAACTGGATCGGCTACCTCGGGAACTGTCTCTACTGTTAGCTCTAGCGTTTACTTGTCCGATGGCTATTTCGACTTAGGGGTTCTTACTTTTACTTCCGGCTTAAATTCTGGCATTAAGAGAACGGTTAAGAAGTTTGCTGGCTCAGTTTTTACTTTTTCTTTGCCTCTTCCTTTTGCCCCAAGCTCGGGCGATACGTTTAGCGTTTTCCCTGGTTGTGATAACACGATGGCAACTTGCTCATCTAAATTTGGCAACTTAATCCACTTTAGAGGGATGCCATTTATTCCAGTACCAGAAACGAGTATCTAAGTGAATACAGTTATTCAAGAAGCTATGTCATGGATGGGCACTCCTTATCATCATCACGGCAGAGTAAAAGGTGCTGGAGTAGATTGCGCCACATTGTTATGTGAAGTTTATGAGGCCGCTGGTCTTATTCCACATATTGAGCCAGGCACATACGCACCAGACTGGCATTTACACCGGTCTGAGGAAAAGTATCTCGGCTGGCTAGAGGAATACGGTACTGAGATTGACTCACCTCAAGCGGGTGATGTAGCGGTCTGGAAAATAGGGCGCTGCTTTAGTCATGGTGCGATAGTAATTGATAGAAATACCATGATCCATAGTCACATGGGTCAAGGCGTTGTTTTGGAAAATTTAAACAAATTTGGCGATAGAGCCGTTAAATTCTTTAGGGTAGGTAAACAATGAGCGGTCTATTTGGTGGAGGATCAGCGCCTTCTACAAGCACTACCGCAAATCGGGTATCTGCAATGCAGATTCAAACCTCAAACTACGGCAAGGCTTTGCAAATTGTTTATGGGACAACCCGAGTTAGTCCAAATCTAATTTATTACACCGATTTTCAAGCCATTCCTCACACTACTACAACTAGCTCTGGCGGCGGTGGCGGTAAAGGTGGTGGTGGCGGTGGTTCTACTTCTAGCAATACAACTTTCACCTATAAAGCCTCAGTCATCATGGCGCTTGGTGAAGGTCAAACAAATAACATTGGTACAATCTGGCGCTCAAAAGAGCAATTTACTTCATTAGCCTCAATAGGAATGGATAAAGTAACTGGAGCGGTAGGGCAAACTCCTTTATCTTATTTGACCGGATCGCATCCTTCTGAGGCGCTAGGCTACTCTGGAATTTCGTATGTCTATGGTTGGGGTATTGATCTTGATACCAGCGCTGCTATGTTTAATTATTCTTTTGAGCTAGTAGGTCAATTTGTATATCAATTTAATGGCGGTACTTCATCATCTCCTTTGGCTAACGATGCCAATCCAAAAGATATTATTTTCGACTTATTAACTAACGAACAATATGGTTGCGGGTTTAAATCATCGGATTTTGGTGATTTATCTAGTTTTGCAAACTATTGTTTAGCTGCCGGAATTTATATCAGCCCTTGCTATGACACACAAAAGTCTGGCGCTGACGCAGTAAATGAATTAGCATTAATAACTAACTCTGCTCCAGTCTATTCGGATGGATTATTAAAAATAATCCCGTATCAAGATTCCTCACTTTCTGGAAATGGCGCTACTTATTCTCCCAACATCACCCCAGTTTATGATTTAAACGATGATGATTTTCTTATTAAAAGTCAGGGTGATGACCCTGTAAAGATTACCCGTAAGACAGTAGCCGATGCGTTTAATCAGGTTCAGGTTGAATTTATGAACCGTTCCAATGATTACAACGTAGATATAGCGACTGCAAAAGATCAAGCTAGTATCGAATCTAGTGGATTTAGACCGCAAACCGTTACGCAACTTCATGCCATTTGCGATCCCGCAATTGCTCAAAAGGTGGCGAATAATATCCTTCAACGAGTCTTATATATACGCAATACCTATGAATTCACTTTAGGTTGGAGGTATGGCAGATTAGAGCCAATGGATATAGTGACGATTAGTGATGACACTTTAGGATTTAGCAGAGTACCGGTCAGAATTACGGAAGTTCAAGAGGATGAAGAGGGTAATTTGGCGATCGTTGCAGAAGAGTGCAATTTCGGTACAGCATCATCTTCTTTATATCCTCATCAAGATAATTCAGGTTTTGCTCATAATTATCAAATCTCCCCAGGCAATGTTTCTGCTCCTTCTTTCTTTGAGCCTCCAGTTGATTTAACTACTACAGGATTGGAAGTTTGGGCGGCCATGACTGGAGTGAGCCAATATTGGGGTGGTTGCTCTATTTGGGTATCGCTTGATGGATCGACTTATAAAAAACAAGGTCAGATATTTGGTGGCGCTCGATATGGTACTTTGACGGCAGCGCTTAATTCCAGTAATTCTTTGTCAGTTGCTTTGGCGGGTACTGGCGGCCAACTCCTTTCCGGAACAAGTCAAGACGCTTCAACCTTGCAAACGCTTTGCATGGTAACGGATGGCGTTAATACAGAATATCTAAGCTATCAGACGGCCACCTTAACAAGTGCCAATCATTACACTTTGACAGGATTGGTCAGAAGCGCTTATGGTACTTATGCCTATAACAAGCCAGCTACGACTAGATTTGTCAGAATTGATGATGCAATTGCCAAAAGTGGTGCGCTAGATTTATCTTTAGTTGGTAAGAGTGTTTACTTTAAATTTACTTCCTTCAATATTTATGGTGGTGGTGAGCAATCTCTAGCTGACGTATCAGCCTACTCGTATCAAATTACGGGTGAATTATTAAAGCTGCCACCTTCTGACGTAACGGGACTATCCATAGCGCCATCGAACAATGGTTCTTTGATTACTTGGAACGCAGACCCTCAGCCTGATTGGGCTTATACAGAAATTCGATTAGGTACGGATTGGTCAACTGCAACCCTCATCACCAAGAAACAGGCTACAAGTCATTTATTAGGTTGGCTGACTTCTGGAACAACAACGGTATTAGCCAAGCACGTTGATATTTACGGAAATTACAGCGTTAATCCTGTCAGCGCCTCGATTGTCACCAGCGTACCAAATAGCGTCATTATTACCAGAGCTGAGGTTCAAGAAAACTCAGTTGCGTTAGGCTGGAATGATTCTAAGTTAAATCAACCGATTGTCAGTTATGCAATGTATATCGGTAGCGCTGGCGATGCGTTTTCAGCCTCTACCCTATACGGTAAAGCTGGCGCAGACTCCCGTTCGGATATTGTCATATTTAGATCAAGCGGCTCAAAAGTTATTTGGATGGTTGCAACCGATGTAGCTGGCAACGTATCAATCCCCAGTTATGTAAATGTCAGCGTGACATTGCCCACTAACTTTGTCTTAGCCAATGAATACGATGAAAACTGGTCAACGGGTACGATTACCAATGGATATGTGGACTCTGGAAGTTTATATCTTCCAGTTAATCCGCAAACTTGGGCTAATCACTTTTCTACTCGTGGGTATGCTACGGCTCAAGATCAAATAAATGCTGGCTATCCGCTTTACTTTGAGCCAAGTGAGGCCGCTGGGAGTTATTACGAGTATCACGATATAGGCAAGATTATCACCTCTGCCACTATCTCAATTACGCCTGTTTATACCGTTCTATCTGGCTCTCTAACTTCTACTTGCTTTATTGAGTGGAGTTCAAATGGAACAACATGGGTGAACGGCGGCGATAACTTGTTGCAAGTTCAAGCAACAAGTCTACGTTACGTCAGGGTAACTTATACCGTTACAGCGGCTGGCGGTGATGACTTAATTAGATTTGATCGTATTCATGTGGTTGTTGGTACGGCTACAGTCAATGAGTTTGGAGCGCTTACTTTAGTGTCTACCGACACGGCTGGCTCTGTTTATAACTGCAACAAAAGTTTTTTAAGTGTGGTATCGGCAATCGCCACACCATTAAATAGTTCAAATATTGCAAAACTCAACGTCATCATCGACACCTCAACGAGCATCGCCAAGATTTATGTTCAAGCGTGGGATTCATCAAACGCAAGAACTGGCGGAGCTGTTTCACTTAACATTGGAGGCTATTAATAAATGGCTGATTTAAACGATTTAAGCAAACCAGACGCTACTAGCAATTACTCTACCGAGGTATTGCAAACCATTAAAGGTCACATTAGCAGATTATGGTTAGGCGATTACACGGGCATGGGGTCGCTCGTAACTAATATGCGCCGCTGGATCGACTCTGGCACGGGCGATGCAAAACTGGTAAAGAGAAATTCAGACGGATCAGAAAGTACAATTTTTGACTCATCGCTTAAAACAACTAAAGATTATGTCGATGCTCAAGATGCAACCAAGGCAAATGCTGGCGGTTCAAACGCTACTGGTACTTGGGGAATTAATATTACTGGTAATGCTGGAACAGCAACTACGGCAAGCACGGCATCAACACCCGCCTCTGGTGGGTCATTCATTACGTCTACTAATATCGGATCTCAATCTGTTAATTATGCTGCTTCTGCTGGTAGTGCATCCAATGGTGGAGTTACTTCTGTAAAT